GCCCAATCTGCTGACAATCCGCTTTTTGCTGAGCAACGGACCGCGAGGTGTAGATGCCGCCTTGAGCAGGGTGAATGTCCGCGCCCCAATACAGGTCGGCGGTCGTCGCAGGCGGCGTCACGGTGACAGGAGGTGTAACGACAACCGGTGCAGCCACGACAACGCTCACCGAGACCGTCGCCTGAGTGCCGCCCGATTGCCCGGCCGCCACGCTGAACGCGATCACGTTAAGTTGGCAAGTACCGGTGAGCGCGCCCATGTTGACGGGAACTGTAAATGCGCCGCTCGCACCCGGGGTTATATCGGCACCAACCTTGTTGCCAGAGGCGTTATCCCACACCGCGACGTTGACCCACTGCGAGCCAGCTACGCCGACGACGTTAAACGTGGCGCTCTCTGCAGCATTAGCCACAGGCGAGCTGACCGTCAGCAAATTAGCGGCAGGCGCAGGCGGTGGCACAACTACAGCGACATTGTTCACGACGACACTGACCGTGGCGACGTTCACGCCATCGCTAAACGAGAGAGTTTGAGCCCCGTTTGCGAGTTGTGTCGTATCGACAGGAACACTAAAAGGCACCGGCTGCACGAGAACCACCGAACCTAGGATGGCGGTACCGTTCATTGCCTGAACAGTTACACCGCCATCGGTACCGGTGAGATTGATAGTGCCGCTAACTGTCGCGCCCGCGGCGGGCGAAGTTATTACGAGTGCCATGAAAGGCTCCTGCGATTTGAACGATAGGGGTGTTACGCGACCACAGCAGTGCTCGCTGCAACGGGGGCGGCCGGCGCAGGAGTGATCGGTGCGCCAGTGAGGGGCGTTGACGTAGGCACGACGGCCGGTTGCAGAGCGACTGCGGTGTTGATCGCGAGCGTCACCAAGTCGATAGCTGCGTTCGCTTCGTTCTTCGTTTGCGCCGCGAGACTCGATGCGGCGACAGCGGCCTTGAGCAGTGGCAATGCCGTGTTGGCCAAGTTCTGAAGATTCGGCGTGGTGACGGTCGCGCCGGCCGTGCATACTTTCGCGAGTGCGGGCTGAAAATCGTTCGTGAGGGTGGCTTGTGCGCCGCCCGTGAAGACGCCGTCATCCGTGAGAATTTGAACAGCGGTAGTGGAGTCCGCGCAGACGATCGCGACCTGCTGAGTAAATGTCAGCGTCGGCATTGAGCCATTGCACGCGGAGAGAGCGAGCGCGACGAAAGCTGCCGCGAACGGCATAAGATTGCGTTTCATGATGGTTTCCTAAGGGGTAAGTTTCACGACAGCGGCAGCGGTGTTACCGACAGCAGTAGCCACATTTGAAATGACAGCGCCTTGCGCAGTAAGGGGTGCTGTCGCTCCCACACCGGTTTCTTGGAAATGCACGGTTACGACGTTCTCGGCAGACGTTGTCAGATCGAACGTCAAGGCGCTGATGTCCTTCCCGTTGATCGCTAAGGCCTCGCAACACACCATCTTTTGAAGGTTTGGCTCATAGAACGGCTTCACTGAATAAGTGGCCGTGCCGGCGCACCCGGAGAGCGACGCAGCCATGAGGACGAGCGCGGCGCGGATCACGACTTGACGATTACCGTTGGCGCAGCAACCGGCGCGGCCGGCGTTGCATCAGGCTCGTCGTCCGGATTGAAGTGGTTGTAGGTCGCGTGAATGCCTGCTGCGAGCAGTCCGGCTACAAGTGCTGAAACAGCCGCGGGAACAGGTGTGTGACAGCCAGCCATAACCCAATCAACGGCGGGCACGAGGGATGCAGCACTGACGACGAGGCCGCCCGTGCTGACGCTGGATTTGTTCATGGATGCTCCAAAAATAAAGCCGCTCAGTGGCGGCCATGAATGGTGTGAATGCGGAAACTCACCGGCACCGCGACGACAACCTTGCGGCGGCACCAGCGCGGCCAGCGAGGCCGCCAACGCAGCGCCGCGCGCATCAGGACACCGTTACGGTCACAACCGAGGGAATATCGATCGAAACATCGGGAGCGGCGATGGTGAACTCTGCCGAGACAGCGGCAGCGCCAATTGCTGTGCCGGATGCGTCAACGGCTTGAGCGCTTGCGGTATAAACGCCGGGAGCGACATCAGCGAACGTTGCCGAGTACGGCGCGACCGAGATGACTTGCGCAGGAACTGCGCCGCCGGACAGGCTGATGGACACGCCCGCCGAAACGGTGCCAGCGGCGAAGGGTTGCGATTGGGTTTCGACTGCGACGATAACGGTGCTCATGGTGTTTCCTTGATGGTTGGTGAGGTGCTACGGGATTGGCTTAGTTGCCGTTGGTCAACGTGAACGACGAGTCCGAAACTGTCTGGCCAGTGGCGATCGTGGCGCTGCCGACGAAGTTCATATCGAAGCCACTGGTGACGCCGCAAGTCCCGTCGATATGCGGCGTGCTGCCCGATGTGGTAATCCGAAACCACGTTGCGGCCGTACCTGCGCCGGCGCCTGCCGTACCCGTGCCAGAAGTGATCGAGTTCAGCGTTAGGACGCCGCCGGACGGCGCGGGCGCGAAGGTTGCATTGCAGGTAAGCGTGGCGAGCAGAACCTGAGACGTGATCGCCGTATCGGGATTCGTCGGCTGCGTACCGCTGTAGATCAGCAACAGCGCACTCGCGCCCACGGTGGACGTGATTGCCGCCTGTTGCGCGTTCTTCAATACGGCGCTGTACTTAAGATTCGAGGCCATTCATAAACTCCGAGGCAAATAAAAAGCCGCCCGGAGGCGGCTCGTATCAAGTGAGGGAAGATCAGAGATTTTTAACTTGCAGCGTGAACGAACGATTTGCCGTGTCGGGTACGTTGGTCTCTATGAAGTTGGATACCAGATAGGCGTTATTGGCAATGCCGCCCGACAGATAGAAGTTCACGACCATCCCATTTATAACGACTGGTGAAGCCAGCGTCGCCGGGGCTTGAACGGTGATAGTCGCGCTGGTGATCGTTACGCCTGGAGGCAAAAAATTCGTCCAATCGAATGCGTAGGGCAGCACATCCAAAGGATCCTTTGGCGGAATATTGTTGAAGCTTGGGAACGCCATTGCGGCTCCGAAAAAGATTACCGGGGGCCAACCACGAAAGATCGATCCTCCGCAGGGACAACGAAACTTCGGTTCTGAGGCGGAACGGTGAGCGACCGGTTTTCAGCCGGAACCGCAAAAGACCGAGTCTCAGCGGGAACCATGAAGCTTCGGTTCTCAGCTGGGACCGTGAACACGATCGGGTCGACAAACACCCACGAGATCGACGCGCTCGCGGCTGAGGCGTTTGGTTGCTGAGTAGCCGCCGCAGTCGCGGTGACCGTATTGCCGATGACAAGCGCCGTTGCGGCCGCAGTGTTGGGCTGCTGAACTGAACTACCCGATGCTGCGATGCCGACGGCACTCGTCGAGACAGCGACATTCGCGCCTTGAACAGATGCTGCCACGCTTGAGAGAGCAACCGAACCTGCCGCTGCGCCGACGTTCTTCGCCTGCGTCGCTGATCCGGTAGAAGCTGTCGCCACTACACCCGACGCCGCTGACGAATTCGGGTGCTGCGCGACTGCCACAGAGCCAGCAACGCCGATCGTCGCTGAGACTGACGCGGCGTTCGGTGCCTGCACGGGCGCGGCCGATGCCAGCGCAATGCTGCCGATCGCCGCCGTCGAGTTCGCTACGTTTGGTGCTTGAGTGCTCGCTGCGGATGTTGCGATGGCTACTGCACTGAGTGCGTTGCTCGCGTTCGGTTGTTGCGCCGGCGCGGCCGATGCGCCGACAGATATCGAGCTGGCCGATGCTGCTACGTTCTTGGCTTGCGTCGAGGCGGCGGCACCCGATGCCAATACCCCGCTGGATGCTATAGCGACATTGACTGCTTGCGTACTCGCTGCTGCCGACGTTACGCCGACCGCACTTGACGCACTGCTTACATTGGGCTGCTGAGTCGGTGCGGCCGAAGCCGTCGCCAAAATAGTTGCCCCACTCGCTGCGGCATTCTTCGCTTGGGTTGATGCAGCCGCGCCATTGACCGGCACGCTCGCGCTTGCCGACGCCGTGTTGCCGCTCTGCGTGGCCGATGCCGCCGAAGACACCGAGACTTGCCCCGATGCCGATGCGACGTTGCCGCCCTGCGTACTTGTCGCAGTTGCCGCCAGCGACACCGAAGCTGAAGCCGCGCTCGTGTTAGGCGCTTGCGTCGCTGCGACCGAAGCGGTGAGCGCCGTGGAACCGACCGAAGCCGACGCGGAACTGGCGTTCGGTTGCTGCGTACTGGCGGCTGTTGCCGATAGGCCAATTGCCGCGGCCGCGCTGCTGGTGTTTTTCTGCTGCGTACTTGCTGCGGCCGCGCTTACGCCAATGCTGCTCGATGCTGCTGCGGTGTTCGCGTGTTGAGATGACGCTACCGAAGCGCTGATGGCGATATTGCTCGCAGCGGCCGCAGTGTTTGGCTGCTGCGTTGACGCCACGGAGCCCGTAGCAACCGGCGTATAGCTGACAACGATAAGGCCTTGCGAGCCTGCCCCGCCTGCCCCACCAGTGCCGGCGTTATATCCACCGCCGCCACCACCACCACCATATGCGCCGCCTGCACCGCCCGTATTAGCGCCAGTACCCGAACCGCAACCACCGCCGCCACCGCCGGCACCCGCAGCACCGTTAGCCATGTCGGTGCCAGCGCCGCCCGCACCGCCGTTACCGCTGGTAGTCGTGCCACCGTCGCCAAACGCCCCGCCGCCGCCTGCGCCAGCGGCACCTGTACCGCCATTCGGCGAGGCCGTGGATGCGCCGCCGATACCGCCGGCGGAACTACCTGGACCTGTGCCCCCCGTTGCGCCGGGATTGCCTGTGTTAGCGGCTGGAGTCGCGCCGCCATCAGCGCCGCCGCCACCGCCGCCGCCAAAGTTAGCCCCTGATGTGCCGCCTGCTGCCCCTACACCATTAGGACCGGCCGCACCACCACCGCCACCGGCCCAACTCACTGATGCGCCGCCGGCACCACCCAAAGTCTTGACCGTACCGATGGCACCGGTCGTGGTAGCTACACCGCCTACGCCATTACCACCGCCTGTACTGCCCTTCGCACCAACCAGAGAAGCCGCGATAGTGGTCGCGCCAAACCACGTATCAGCACCCGCGCTGCCAGAGACGAGAGACGTGCCAGCCGTGCCGCCGCCGCCACCGGTACCGACGCTCCAATTCACCGCCGCGCCGGCGGCAAGCGAGATGTTGGTGACGCTGGAATAACTAGCCCCAGCACCACCGCTTTCGCCTAGACCGTTGGATCCGCCGCCGGCACCTGATAGGACTTCAACCTTGTTGTTCAGGGGGTTGAAGTCCGATGGCATAACCCCGGAGTTGGGGCCGGTCGCGGTAATGACCCAAAACTTTGTATAGGCCATTCAACCCTCGTAAACGCAAAAAGCCACCGCATGGGTGGCTGGGATATTCGGTGGTGCGGGGTGGTGTTACGTGGTCGCGGGTTCGTCGGGCATCACGTCTGATTCCATGGCGACGGCCAATCGTTGGGCACGCGCGCCAACTTGAGTCGCCCACGCAGAATTAAGCATCCCCGCTGCAGCCACCGCATACGCGCCGCGCTGCATCGCACCGAGCGTGTTGTGAAATGTCAGCAGCGTGCCGATGCCTAGGTTAAAGGCCATGTTCGCGACCACGCGCTGGCGCACTTCATCGAGGCCGCGCCACCACGGCAGAGCATGGTCGAGCAGACCAAAGGTAACGCCCAGGTCGCTGGTGAGCAGTGCATTGACTTGCTCATCGGACAGCGGATAGGTCCAACCTGCGGGAAGCGGAGATACGTCCAAATTGTGGCCGACGCCAACGGTTTGGTGGCCGGTCGTATCCACGTAAGGCGAATACTCCACGCCCTCATCGCGCCTAAGCTCGGCGATCATCAACGTCATATCCATGAGATACCTCAGAAGAACGCCTTATAGACTGCGACTACAAACTTGGGGAATGTCCCGTTCACGGCGTAATACCCCGCGGCGTACAGAAAAATCCCCGGCACGACGAGTGGAATAAACATCTGCTTGTAGAGGAACTTCCACGCTTCAGCGAGCCGACAAAAGAACCGCTTCGTGGCAACGCCTTCGTTCCACGCGGAGCGCATTGCGCCCGTGTCTTCGGATATCTTTCCTATGACGGTCGCTAGAGCGTCGATCTTCTCGCCCTGCCCGTTGATCACTACGTCCTGGCTACTGAGCCGAAGATTGACCGCTGCAAACTGTTTTGCTACGCCCTTCCATCGTTTGTCATCGGTGGTCAGGCTCTCGAATTCATCTTCGGATAGACCCTGCTGGTCTTGGTCGGTCATTCAATTGCTCCGGGAATAAAAAAACCGCCCGGAGGCGGTTGTATGCTTTTTCTAAATCAGAAGTGTTTAGTTCACCACTCCCCGATCACTTTTGTTCGTGAAGGCGCAGATATGTCTTCTCTTGCTCGATATAACCTAGACCCAAGCTGCATTCCCGGCCGCTCTATGAATCGATAAGTGACCCACGACGAACAGAGAACCAAGACAAGAGCGACTATGGCAACAGCCGGATAGCCCAAAGTCAGCCCTACCCGCGCGACGATATTTACCCAGAGTGGATGGCCAAAAATCAAGATAGGGCCGTGCAGAAGATACATGCTGTAACTGCGCTCGCCCCAGTAGACAACGAACCGATTTGAGAATACCCAGCTCGGTTTGATCGCCTGCCAGATTACAAGCGCGCCGAACACCAGAATGCACGATGCGTAATTTCTTTCCAACTCGGTCGATACCGGAAGGGACGAAATTCTCGGAGTCACGATTGACCACGCTCCGACTGCGACCACGATCGCCAGAGCGATGACGACTGGCATGACATTCGCTACGGACTTTTGTGCCGCAAGGTAGATGAAGTATGCTGCGGTCCCTGCTGCGAAAAACTGTATCTGCCCCGGGAATGTCATGTAAGAGAATAGGTGCGGCATCCCCGGGTGTACTTGTGCATTCAGGGCGGCGTAGCCCAAGACAATCCCAGCACCCAGAAATAATATGGAACTGCGGACGCCAATGATGCAGCCGATAATCAACGGCATCATGGCGTAGAAGATCATTTCGACACCGACGGTCCAGCCGGCCCAGACTAGGCTCCCCTGCTGGTCCGGCATGAAATTGAAAACAAAACCGAAACTCAGAATCGCATCAACGAGATTGTGAGGACCCATGATCCCCACAAAAGACGTTGCGATGATCATCAAATAGAACAGGGGCGCGATCCTGAAAAATCGCTTAACAGCGAACACCTTGATCCAGTCTGGACGCGCCATGTATCGAGTGGTCGAGTACATCAGCGAGAATGCGCTAATAACGAAGAACAGACGAACGCCCGAACCAAGATTCCTGTCGAAGCCACCCGAGGGAGCGATGCCAGCCACATCCCTTAAATGAAAAATCAAGACCATAAAAAATGCCAGGAATCGCAAGCCATGGATTCCTGCTAATTTCTTATCAGCGGCAAAGCTGCTTTTGGTATCTTGCAATTTCCTTTCCACCGGGAGACCCTCGATTCGAGCCGCGTCGCGGCGAAAGCCGCCACATTATCATGGAACCACCGCTTACCGAATGCGACGTGCACGGATTACGCCGGTTCCAGTCAGCCCGGTTCCGGCATACCCGGCTTCGCAGGTTAAATACACGGTGGTCGTTGTCGCAAGACTCTCCCGTACTACGGGGGTTGACATGATTTGCTGGGCAATAGCGAAACTGGTCGACGAGCCGTTCCAAAGACCGACAGCGCCTAGCGTTGCTGATGTCGTGCTAATGCCAGCATCGATTAATGTGAGCGACGTAACGGAACCTATGTTGGTGAATTGCACCGTACCACTCACGTCCCAATCGCCAGCAGTTAAGCTCTCACTGGCACAATTGTTGGGAATTGTGGACGAAAGAGACGTTCCTGATGTTGTAGCTGGCTGGTACTCGCCAATCGCTCCGGCGTTCGCGTTGTCGTTAGTGGTCGTGCCGACGTAGTTCTTGCCGTAGACGGAAGACCACAGATTGGTAGAAGACCCTAGCGTGAATGTATTGCTTGTGATCGGCTCGGTAATTCCCGCCATCACCTCCGCCCCCCCGGTATAACCGAGTACCACATTATTTGCAGCCGACATGTTGAGTATCGGCTGCAAAACAGCGCCGCTTGTCAATGCGCTGATGGGTGCGTTGTTCGGCAATGCGATCCCCGCGGTGCTAATCGCGGCGTTCTGCATGTTGACGCCATACGTGTGCGTACCGGCCAAAAGATAAGACTGAGTTGCGGTGCCTTCATCCTCAATCGAGCTTCCAGCAATAGCCCCGCTATTCGCACTATCAAAATAAATCCCGCGTTGCCACATATCATTGGCACCACTTATGATAATGGCGGCTTGAGATTTGAACGACCCCGCCCCAGAAAAAAGCAGTCCAGCATTATAAGGATTTGCGACTGTGACGTAATTATTGGCATTACTGTTGTTGTAGTCGATTTCCAGCCCGATCAGGCCATTAGAGCCGACACCCGAACCGGACTGTGCTACGAGGTTAGCGGCCCAGGCGGACCCAGCGCCGGCAACTTGGCTAACACCGGAAAAGAATGCAACCTTATCGCTGTTTGGCGTACCCAGACCATTCCCGGTATTGGCCGTCATGTTGATCTGGAAACCCCACTCAGGCAGCGAAGCTTGCGTAGTCGTGTAGTTGTCGAAGAAGTTTCCGTACGCAAGGAATCCGTTGCCGACAGGCGTAGTCGACTGGGCGCCCCCGCCCGTGATCTGCACGCCGTTCGTGCCAGCAAAGGTCGCTGTAGTGCCGCCGATCGGCACCGATACGCTTGTCGCTGCAACTGCCCCGGGCGTCGTGCCGCCGATCGCTCCAGGCGAAGCGAAAGTAGCGCCACCAAGAGTTGCCGCATTGATTGCGCTATTGCATACGAACCCGGTCCCGCTTGCCCAGCCCAGCGCGCCTGCCGATGTGCTGCAGCTTGGTACGGCCAAAGCCGTGGGGCTTGCGGTCGAAGCTGCACCATTCCCGAGGATAGTATTCGCTGCTTGCGTCGCGTGATCGGCTGGCGTTACAAGCCCGGTCGCAGTCAATGAGCCGGTGATGGTGGGGCTTGCGATAGCTGGCGTTGCCAACGCTGGTGAATTGGATAGCACAGTCGAGCCGGTGCCAGTCGATGTCGTGGCACCTGTCCCTCCGTTCACTGCACCCAGTGGCGTTTGCAAAGTCAGGGAACTGAACGTAGGAGACGGATAGGTCTGCCCAAAAGCAAGTGCTGGGATAAGCAATGCTGCGAGAATGGTTCTTTTCATGATATCGAGATTGCCCCTTTGTTATTCCATACGACGCCAGCAGAAGCAGGCAGAGTTGTCGGAAGGCCGGTGGCCCATGCAGTCGATGAGCCCGAGGTCAATATCGCGGCGAGTTGCGAAAGCGGCATCGTGCACTTAGCCAATTGACCATTCTGAGACTGATAAATCGTGACCAGTTCTGCGCCGGTTATTGGCTGAGGAAGTCCATAGATTTCTACCGTTTGATTAAACACCTATAGCTCTCCACGTGAAGGATGCGGCCGCGAATGCTCCTGACAAATTCCATGTAGTGACATTGAAGCCAGTGGCACTCACTGCTCCAAACGAAGGGAAGGTAGCCAATGGCCCACTAGAATTGACGCAGGTTCCAGTTAATGAGAACGAGGCGCTAGTAAATGGAATCGGGAACGTTATAAATTGATTTGCGCTGGCCGTGCCATTAACGGCTCCCCACTGCTCTATCGTTCCATCGGGAAATTTTCTCCAACCGTTCAATCCGACACTTGAGGGAAACTGGCCGAGATTGAGAGCTTGAGAAGGTTGCGTCGCTGGCCCTACTTGGAGGGCATCCACAACGACGTTCGTTCCATTGCCTCGCAATTGAGTCTTCCCGCCTTGCGCCAGCGTGACCGACGCGCCGCCGCTGGTGAGCGCGGTGACAACGAATGCACCCGTGGTCGCATTGATGACATCCCATTCCTGAGCGAAGGCCGGAAAAGTCAGCGCCACCGCTCCGGTCAGCGTGCCAGTCAGGACAATGATCGGTTTCGAGTACTGCGCCGCCGAGAGCGTGACATTCGCGTTCGTCAAGGCAATCGATGCGGATGTCGAGAAGAACATCGGTAACCAGTTCACGCCCCCCGTAGCCGCGATCGTGGTGCTCGATGCGCTCTGCGAGGTCTGGACGTTGTATGTTCCCGTGCCACCTGTGCCAGTACCCAGCGAAATGATCTGCGTGCCCGAGGTAACCCCCGTACCGGACAGGATTTGCCCGACCGTCACAGTCCCGGAAGCAACTGCGGTAACCGTTAGAACGGTGCCAGAGATGGAGCCGGCGAAGGATGCACTCGCCGCGTCAGGATCGGATAGGTTGTTGTCGGCGGTTGACCGCCAAAAGCCCGTGTAGTCCGCGCTTTGAAGAATGGCGCCATTCGGATAGCCTCCGATTGCCTCAGCGAATGCAGTATTAAAGATCGGCTCTCCACCCACTTGGCTCCATTGAACGCCGGCCGTGGTTTGGTAGAGTATGCCGTTCGTATCTTGGCCAAAAGGAGGCGTTCCGCCGGCCGCGACCGCAACAAAGGTAACGGGCGGATAGCCGTCATTGAGTGACGCTGCGCCAGCGGTTATCCCGATCTGCGATGCGGCAGGAATCGTCCTGATAAACCCAGCACCGGCGGCATGAGCAAACGGCGCAACGAAAGGAGTGGGCGACTGGGATGCGAGCATAAATTCTCAATAGGTCAGGCGATGGACACGACGCCACCGTTATTCCAGAGTTGGCCAGTGCCAATTCCGGGATTGGAAAGCGGGAGATTTGCGCCAGTGAGATAAAGCAAAGCCGAGGGTGAAATGCCCGGGAAATAGACGGGCGCCGCAGTCGGATTCGGCGTCGTGGTGCCTGCAACAGAAACGACACCGCCGTTGTCCCAGAGAGCGCCTGCCAGTAACCCCGATGGAGATGTCGGGTAGCCAATGATCCCCGCGCCCATGGCGAGAACGCCGCCATCGCTAAAGAATCCGAGTTGAACTATTCCAACCTGTACACCGGCGGGTCTTGGCAGTACTCCTGACTGAGCAACAATCGCGTATTGAACTGGAGACAGCGTGAATTCGAAGGTGTAGGTCATGGTCATGTTCTGACCATCGGTACACCAACATTCTCCGGACGAACCAAACAACGTCATCAGGATCTGATTGATGCTCGCGATCGAGCCGTTGCTGATGTTCGCGTAGGCTTTCGCGAGGATCAGTTGCAAAAAGGCTTGGTCTGTCAGTGCGTAGTTGCCCGTCGTCGCTGCTCCGCTATAGAACGGCGCCTGGTTAAACGGCGTTTCCACGAGACCGTCGCCAGCCTCCTCAAATCCAAGCCACGCGCCGCTTGATACTTGTAGGACTCTGTTAACGCCGACGATTCGACCCCACACGTCGAGACCGTAACCAGTTGCCGTTAATACGTTCCAAATGCTGTTGTAAAAGGCATCGATGTTCGCGCTTGGATCGACTGCTGCGCTGAAGCTGCCAATGAGGCTAAGAATCGTCGGGCTGTTCGCGAACTGGCTGAGTATCGTTTCCTGATAGTTGAAGGAATCAGCCATATCAGACCAACGTCAAAAGCACATTCGCCGCGGCAAACGTCGGCTCCTGATTGATATTCATGGTGACGTCGTTCTGGTTCGGAATCACTCCAACCATCGTTTCGCTCGTTACCGTTTGCGCAATGCTCACTGTCCACGACGTTCCGCTACCGGCTGTGATCTGAGTACCCGATACGATGTGGCCTGACGCGTCGGCTATGAACTGGCCGATTGCGATCGTGCCCGATGCGACGCTTGAGACAGTCAGCGTGTTTGCAGCGATGGAGCCGGTGAACGTGGCAGACGGGACGTTGATGCACCCGATCTGCAACGAAATGATCTGTGCCCACGAGCCCAGTGCGGCGACATCGGAATAGAACCGGCTCGCGAAGAGTTCGGAGCCAAGGCGCGGCACAGTGCCGCCGTCCTGACCGGAAAAGGCCGAGACAAACGCGGCTTGAATCTGCGCCAACGCAGTCGACGGAACTGCCGCACTGTTCTTAAGCGTCACCAAAAAGAAGATTGGTGTATTGATCGCTGTCTGGAACGACACCGTGTAGCTGGGCGGCGACGAATAAAGAGGATTCGGGTCTGTGACCGTGACGGGCGTGTTGCCGGTGTAATTACAGCCGGGCGGCTTTTTAAGCCAGATCGCCTGTGCGACCGCCAGATTGGTGTAACTCCCTGCCACGCAAACATAGAGGCTATTCGCGTTGAGCGTAATGCCGCCGATCGTCGCGGGGGTTCCGAGATCGTTGTCGATCACATAAGCATCGACCACACCTGGCACACTCAACACATTGGCGAGGATCGAGTCGAGCATCCCTACAGAATTAAGCGCAACGCTCTGCTGCCGGCGCAATTCGAAAGCTGCGCGACTTTCAACAGCGCGCCCGATTACGCCCGACGTACACGTAACGGTGTCCCAGCCCGGAATAGCCTGATAGATCGTGACGGCATTGCTTGCAGGAACCGCGATAGGGCCGGTCGTCAGGCAAGCAAAAGCGAGCGTGATCGTGCCGCTAATCGGAATCGTGCCGCCGACTGTGCAGGCATAGATGTTCCCGCTTGCGTCCTGAATCTGCGCGCCAACAGGGATCGGCACATTGACCAACCCAACGCACGCGATTTGCAGCGTCGTCGGCTGCGCGGCAAGACGCGTCAAGAAGTAGATGGCCGCTATGCCGTCTTGCCACCGGCCCGACGCGAAGGCCGGGTCAACGTTATTGGTGATGTAAAGGAACTGAGAATTGGCATCGCCCACAATCGCCGCTTCCGATTGCGCAAGTTGGCCCTGAGGCGTCGTAAGTGACTGGTCAAGCGTCCCGCCGAAGGCCTGGTTGATATCTGCCTGTACGCCAGTCAGAATTGCGGACTCTGCCGGCAGAACGAACCCGGTTGCCCCGAACGTAGGCGACGGAACGTTAGTTGTTGCCATGGATCAGCCATAAAAAAAGCCACCCGAATGGGTGGCTTGGTTATCTTGAACGGTCAGGACTAGAAACTGGCAGCAGTCGTGACGCCGGCTGTATCCGTCACTTGAATCTGTCCTTGAATTTGGCGACCCGCAAACTCGGTTATGAACGCTTGCGCGCTAACCACTCCCTGCACCGTTTCTGCAGCCGCGACCAGTTGCGCCTTGACATATTGCAGAGTCGGGAGTTGGCCTAGGATCTGTGTGAAATAGGGGATGCCCACCGTTTGATCGTAATACACGTCATTTATGAACGTCCGGCATGCCGTGGCAGCATTCTGAGCTAGAGCATACGGGTCCGACGCAACGGCAATATTCCCAAAGCTATCAACGGCAAGATCCCATGTCGATGGATTCAAGTACAAACTGTTCATCGCATTTCCTTGTACGCAAGAGACTATTGCGGAGGGCCACCGAGGCCCGTTCCGCCCGAGGCGGTATGCTGGTGCGTGCTGTCTATCGCATGGCCGTTTGAAGTGATAGACCCGACGAACTGCACCGCACCTGTAATCAGCGATGCGACTCCGCTACCGACGCTGCCCGTCATGCCAGCGAGCCACGACAACAGGCCTTGGATAATCACAGCGCCGCTAAAGTTTGATTGAGGCGAGTTGACCGTGAAAGACGTCGATGCGTTGTTGACTATGACCGGCGCCGTCAAAGTAATCTGGGTCGGCGACGTCACAGCAATGCCGGTCGAGCTAAACGCGATGTACTGGCTCGGCGTTCCGTTCAATATCCCGCCGAAGTAGACCGCATCCGACATCGAGAAACGACGTTTGCTGCCCGGATTAGCTTGCGCCTTCGTGGCCTTCACGCTTGAGATATCGCGATCAGCGAACCCAGCAAAGCCGATGTCGCCAACTTGTGGATCAATGATGATTGCGTTCGCGCCGCCCTGAAGTCTGAAGTACGGTACGTTGTAAAGCGGCCCGTGCGGCTCCGCGTTGTTATATCCATCAAGCTGATTCACCAGCGGTTGCAGGCTCACAAAGCCCACCGGCGAGACCCCACCGGCGTTCGTCACGCTCAACACTTGGCATGGTTGCATCGTGCGCACGCGCGCCAGAATCGACCAGACCAGAAACGTGTTGGCGTTGTAGTCCGAGCCGTTGTCTGTCGCTTCCGCAGTGCCTAGATATCCGACCGGATTAACCACTGAACGGCACTCCAAGAATGTGCGTGAACCACTGACCGCCAGGCATTTCGCTTTCAAGCGAATGAGATATCTGCGTCGCGATCCACTGACCGCAAGCCGCTGGGATCGAGCTTTGCACCTGAACCAACCCGCCTATGACGACCGATGGATTGAATATCGTCGTGACCATCAGGCCGTTACTTGAGAACGTCGGATAACCAACCATCCCCGTTGCCGTGGAAATAACCGGCGTCGATGTGTTGCGCGCCCCGCCCTTCGGCCAAATTTGCAACGTGCCGACATCGATTGCGAAGTTGATGTCCGCCGCCTGCGCGCACTCCCGTATCTGAGCGAGAGCCGTTCCCGGGAAATACGGGTTTGACAACTGCACTGAGACGCCGTTGTTCACGAAGTTCAATCCGGCCATCGTCGCCAGCGATTGCATGATCGTCCCGACATCAGCGGCGCCGGGATAGCTGGACGCGCCCACCGGCTTGAGTGAAGCGGCGAGACCGCCTACCGCGGCGATATTCAGCGCCGTGTCGGGGATCTGGTTGTAATCCCCCCACGCCTGCCAGATCGTCCCGTTATAGATCGTTGTGAGCGCCGAATCCGCGTCGCCCACCGCGATCAGCACCGAGTTTTGATACATCACTGCCGAGTTGATCGGGCCGATTGTCGTCAACTGGTTGATCATGGCGGGAGGCAGGCCATAGACCAACAACTGGACTTGCGGCATCGCGTCGCCGCCGAACTGCTGAATCTCAGCCTTGATGCGCAAACCCGTGAGCGTTACCGTGTTGGCGCCCGTGTCACCAAATTGGCCGGTGCCAAGCCCTATCGTGAGCTGAATCTGTTTCTGGGTGAAGGCCATCAAGCCGCCCCATTTAGATCTGCCGGGGTCAAATAGCAGAGCAGGAACCGCGTACCAAGACCGGGCGACGAAGGGTCGAGACCCGTGCTCGGTGGCGTGAACGTTCCCTGTTGGTCGATAAACATCAGATCGCCAATAAATCCCAAGTACGCGCTCCGCACAATCCGAACCATGTTCAGGCAAAGAACGCCAGTAATGATCGGTGAATTATTGACAGACACATCGCAGTACAGATGATTGTTGTTCTTTTGGTACAGATTGATTTGCGTGTTCTGACCGCCAAGCTGCACCGAAGGAATCGTCTGCGAAAAGACGTCGTTGATCGGGATGATTTGCATGGCTATTGTGACTGACTCGCGGCTGCCGATTGTGCGGTGGTTGGCGTTTGCGGCTGGACGCTCCCGGTGCTCACCGGATCAGCGCCACTCGGAGCAGCCGTGTTTGAAAACGTTGCCGTGGCCGTCTCCCTGACTTCCTCAAGTTCAAGATCGACAGAGATCAGGCCAACGCCGTTCGTCGAGGTCCGGTGCAGCGCGTAGCTGACGAAGTTGACGTTCTGAATCAACGCTCCCTCCGGCATCACCACGTCAAACAGATCAAGCGATTCGGCGACCGCGGCAACCTGATCAAGAAACGCCTGCCGATCCGCTACCGTGCCGCCTTTTGATAGACGAATCCGCGTATCGCTCGGCAATGCAACCTTGTTATAAGACTGGAACGAGCCCTCTTCGACTGGGTAATTCGGAATTTTCCAGTCCCGTTTGAAATCCAGGCTGATCATGGAATCCGGCTCCAAGGCCAGCGTTCCGTCTTGATTAAAGATGCCCCATTGCGGACCAGCAAAAAGGCCGATGACATTCAGGGCATCCGCAACCAGCAGCACGGCCGTGTTCGTGACATTGGCAAGCTGCCCGAGCAGAGCCGGAATTCCATTTGCCATTACGTGAGCCCTGTATTTGCCTGCGGAACGGTGAAGCTGTATTTGCCAACGGCCTTACCGAACTCTTTCGCAATGCCTTGCGCGTCGGTGGCCTGCGTATGGATCGTGATCGGGCCGTTGATGTTTGTCTCGGCACTCGACGTCATGCTCGACACCCGAGACGCCCATGAACCAGCACCTCTAGCGCCGGCCGACTGAGAAGCGATCAAGCCGGCATTAGCTCTGGCTGCAGCAGAACCCAGATCAGCGGCATTCTTGGCTCCGACTTCGCGCGCGAAAATAGCACTAGAAAGAGCGTCAATATTTGCCGAAGAGAGCTTCTGGTCGGCTCCGACTCCAAGCTTCCTCGATACTTCCGCGATGTAGCCAGAAGTATCGTTTTCGCTTGACGGCGCATATTTGCTCACAACCTTCCGAATCGTGTCGTTACCTTGCAGAAGGTAGTTTTGCAGAAGCGCGCGCTGGGCAGCTACTCCTGCTTCCATTGACGGAAATATGGCGAACCCGCCGCTGTCTCTCCCTGTTGCGCCATTCTTATAGGCGAAATCACCGTATCTGATATTGCCAGGGTTGTTGTTTCGAATGCCGCGAGGCGCATGCGGGCCTTGCTTAAACAATTCACCTAACTTGCCGAAACCCCCGGCAGGAGGCGGGGCTACATCCGGCGTGACGATGCCGCCAGCCATTGCTTCGGCGACATACTGGTCATGGTTCGGGCCTGCGGCAATCGCTTTATCGAACGCAGATTTTCGTGCCAGTTCAGCAGCAACCGCCACGCCAGCAAGAGCAGCAATCGCGCCGGGTCCAGATAGGGCGATTGATGCGAGACCGCCGCCAACCCCGGATAGCGCTGCGGCTAATTGGAGCAAAGGGGTGGCAATCGAGAGTATCTTCAGCGCAGCCAGTGCGATCAGAACGTTCTTCCAGCCACCTACCGAATCTGCCGCCTTATCTGCCCATTGGACAAACTTCTGAACCGATGTCACTGCGTTCTCAACCCACAGACTGATATCGGCCTTGTGATCAGCCACCCAGTCAGCCATCTTTTGCAGTTTCTGCAGCCACGTTTCGAATACCGGAATCAGTTCGAGCAGGATCGTCGTCCCGACGTACTGCAGCCGGTCACGAAGATCAAGCCACGCATTCTTGAGTTTTAGCGCCTGCTCGGCCTGCTTCTCGGTGATCGCTGAATTCTTTTCCTGAGCAGCAACCAAAGCGAGAATCGCCTGGGGTCCCTGCTTGATGAAATTGAACTCTTCACCGCTGATGCCCATTGCCTGAGCAACATATTTAGCGCGGGCCGGATCGACATTGAACAGGTTCTGAACGATCTTGGCGCGCGCGAGCAGGAATGAATTCCCATCCTTCAGATCACTGGTTTTCCCGCCGAAGCGCAGAAACATTTGGATCTGATCACTGACCTTACCTAAGCGAAATCCGGCGATCTGCTGCTGGGAGTCCTGCAACGTGTTCGTGATACCTTCTGCGCTACCGCCCGCCCGTTCTGCTGCGCGCTGCCATGCAGACAGGTCCTGCGTGCTCATCTGCAGATTCTTGGCCATATAGCCAAGATTGACCGCCGCGCCGATGGTGCTTTCGGTGAAGTCCTTCAGGCCCATGCCGGCGGTGAAGACCGCGAGCAGTGCCAGGACTTCATTGCGCACTTTCTTGAACGACTCTGCGGCGGCTTTGTTCCGCGTCTCGATGTCCTTCGTGGCCTTAGTTTCTTCGGCCGACAGCTTTTTAGTGGCGTCCGTTACCTGATTCTTGCCGGTAATAAATGCTTTGGCGTCCAAGCCGAGTGTCACGAACAGCGCGTCGATCACAGTGCCGGCCATGAATATCCCTTAGACTTTGTATCACCCCAACTCAGGAGCAAAAATGATGAAAAAGACGTTTTTCTTGGCCTTGCTCGCGCCTGTCTGCGCGATCGCTCAACAGGCTCCACCGCAGCAGGACCACTGCATGAGACTCGGAATGGCTTATCAGATGGTCGCTCAAGGCCGAGACAGCAACTGGCCACCGAAAACAGCGCTCAATACGATCACCGCATCGTCGGCATGGGGAATCTCTATCGAGCAGGGCAAGCAGATCGTCAATCTGGTCTACTCAGACCCCGGCTTTGTAAATGCCGGCGGCCCTGCTCTTGCAAATCAGGTATATCAAGCCTGCCTTTACCCGCATGGCAAGCCCAAGCCATTCCAGTGACCTACTCTTTCCGCGTGCTGAGCACGTGCTCGTTACGCCCGTCGACCACGATGATTTCGAGCAGATCGTAAAGATCCTCTGCGCCGAACACTGTCTGCAATTCGTGGAGCGTGGCGTACTTCCGAGAAACGACCGTACCGATCGAACGCGGGATGTTCGCGTACTCAATCAGGCCTTCGTCGCTGCTGCCGCCTCGTCTGATTTTGAGCGGGCGGCGGCTAGAAAAAAATCAAGGTGCAATTCGAGCACAGCCTTCCGTAGTTGCAGCCGCGTCGACACTTCCTCGATGTCATCCTCGATGATCGGGCCGACACCGCCATACCCGCGCTTGACAAGCGGTTGCCTCGGATCAGGAACAATCGCGATGCAATCCATCATCTCGTCAAAGAGCGGTTTGGCCAGTTCATACGGCACCTTCGACAACGACTTGATGCCGATGGCGGCGATGCCCGCGAGACCAGCCGACAGAAGATCGTCCGGGATCTCGACGCCGCAATTCATCATGACGAACAAGGCGCGCGTCGCCCATGCTTCGCTCTGCGATGCCGGGAGCTCGGTAATGTGGAACATCTTGCCGTGATCGCGACCCGCCGATTCGATCACGAGCGTTTTGGTTTTTCTCATGGCGTCGGCGCTCCGATAACGCTTTGGAAGTGAATCTCAAACTTCCGCGGCTGAAGGACTTTCTTGCCGTCCGCAAGGGGCGAATAGTTCTTCATCACGCCATTACCGAGCGTGTAAAGCTTCTTGACCGCTGGTTGAATAAGGGAGCCAAAGAAGAAGAACGGCGCCTGCGCGGCTTGTTCTGCCGCATAGACCGCTTCGAAGAAAGTTGTGCTTGGACTGTCGGCCTGCAACATGATCTCCAAGACCTTGATCTGCGGAATCCAACCGGCCGACAGACGGCCATCGGCACCAAGCAACACCTCCTTGATGTCGACGTTCGCCATCGAATACATGTCGTCGGCTGCAAACCCGGATAGCGTTTGCGGGGCAGGGTAAAAGTTGGTAACCCCAAGGGCCAAAATTGAATTTGCGGACGTGATATCGGCCATTATTGAACCTCAATTGATGCGATTTGGACCAACTGCACGGATCCGCCCTGGCAGTACCAGAAGTTAATACCCGGCGATGTGCGCGCGCCGCGAATCTGCGCAGTGGCCGGCGTAATCTGCAGGTACCACCCCTGCGCTTGCAGGACGTTCGCGATGCTCAGACCGGCGGCGTTGTTCACTTCCGCAATCTGCAGCGCTGACAGCGAAGTGCCAGGAGTGATCAAACCGAAGTTCGTCAACTGCGCGATCGGGGTCTGCATCGCGGCGTAGATCAACGCATAGCCAGCAGCGTTGTACGGGATGGAGCCCACCGTCGTGAGCAACGTCATCACCGACAACTGGAACTGGCTGTTGAGATAAATCTGGCCGACATACGCATCAATCCACTTGAACGGACCCGAGATAGAGCCGGGATAGTGGAACGTGAATTGCTGGTTTGCTGTGGCGTAACTGCCGTAGTAGTTATAGCCGTTCGCGATCAGGTTAGCCGCGACCGTCGCATTCGTCACCGTTGCAACCAGACCAGATTGAGACTTGAACGCGAGCGTCGCTTCGCCGTTCGTCGCATTGAAGTTGATCGACGCAACCGCGCCTGCCTCGAATGCAGCCAGCCCGTAAGGGATCGTCGGCACCCACTCCAATACCACGCCGGAGATGCCGGCGGCCTTGATCAGTTGCCCCAGCGACGCCGCCGCATTGTTCGATGCAGTCGGCGTAACGTCGGTGTCTTCACAGACATATTTGAATTCGTCGTTCGTGGTGCCGACCCACTGCGAGAACAGATATTTCGTCGCGTTGCCATACCCGTTGTCCGGATCGAAGATCGTGAAGAACGTGGCCCAGTTGGTCGTCTGCGCGACGATCGCCGGCATGAACGTGGCCGGTACAGCAGGAGCCGCGCCCTGCGAAGTCACTGCGCCTGTCGCAGAGGTGAGATTCAGCGAAGCCGACAGCGAGCCCGTCGCGAACCCGATCGTGCCGGCGGTGCCCGGCGTGCCGCCCGTCAGGACGAACGCGCTCGACACGCTGTCGTATGCACAAGTCAAAGGACCGGCGCTAACAGCCGTTGCAGAGACGGTCTGTGCGCCGCCGCTGGTGATGTACGTACCTGCCTGACCCGTACCGGTGCCGAGCGCCGTGATGGTAGTGCCTGCGACGATCGTGCCGCCGCTGATGACCTGACCAACAGCCAGCGTGCCGCTTGAAACGGTCGCAACCGTCATCAGACCGTAGCTCTGCGTGACTGCGGTCGACGCAACGGTCTGGTTGGCGGATACCGTATAGGTGCCGATGCCACCCGTCGTGCCGGTCAATTGACCCGTGATGGTCGTCCCGGCGGTCACTCCAGTGCCGGACAGAACACCACCCACTACCAGAGCGCCCGTGCTAACGGCCGTAACCGTCAGCGTGTAGCCCGTAATCGAGCCGGTGACGCTGGTCGCCGTACCTGCTGCAATGGTCGTGGTCGCCGCGGTCACAGCGTCGTACGCCGCGAAACCGGTCTGGATCAGGCCGGCCGCATTCGAGAAGCTGGTCGCCGCCGAGAGGTTGATCGTGCTGCTGGTCTTGGCAACACCTTCCACCGTCACCGTCAAGGTGCCGGACAAAGCCTGCAATTGCGCGAGAGTCAGGGAAAGCGAGCCGCCGCGCAGATAAGCGGAAACTGCTGACTGGTTGTATTGCGCGAACAGCATCGCCGCCGGGAGCACGCTTGAACCCTGATAACCGGCGAAGTAGATCGCAGCAGCAGCAGCTTCGGGCGATGCCGGGCCGTAATAGCTCGACACGGACGCGGCAGCCGGAAACGACGGCACGGTACCAATCGGCGTGCGCGTACCATTGGTCAAGCAAAGTCCGATCAATTGCAGCGCCGAACCGCCAGCGCCGATGACGCTCGGATTTACGCCAACTATTTGTGACGCGGGAATACTCGGCATTGCGGCTCCAAATGAAAAACCCGCACTCGGCGGGCTCTAGAAACGAAAAACCCGGCACTCGGCCGGGTTGATTTGATGGGGCGAAACTTACTTAGGGCGGATAAGTCGCATCGACTTCGATGAGTTCGACATTCAGCGCCGAGGCGAACTGCTGCGGCACGGTAACGACCTGATTCGCTTGCATGACGACATCGATCGTCCAACGATTCTCGAACTGCTGTTCCGCGTTCATAAACGGGACTTGCCGCGGCTCACTCGCGTACAGAGGCGTTACATCGACCCCAGATGTTGCGAATTGGTCGACCGCATATTCATCGCGCCATGTCGTCGAGATAATCTGCGTGTTGTCCCCGGAATTTGGCCCGTGAACATCCAACTGAATCGTTACTTTGGTCGGTTGCAGCAGCATCTGTGTGCCCGCCGCAATGACTTGACTTGCGACTGCCTGTGACGGCGAAACGGTGTAAGTACCGATGCCACCAGCACCCGTCCCGAGCGCAGTCACTACGGTATTGCCAGCAAGATTGTTTCCAAGCAACTGCGCGCCCGCCGCAATCGCGCCGAGGCTGACCGACGTAACCGTCAGCGTGGCCCCAGAAATCGACCCGATGAAGGCCGTATCGGAATAAGTGTCGACGTTCGTCTCAAGCCTCTCTCTTAAGATTGGCGTCATCACCACAAAATCACTACCTTCGGGTTCCGGCACACGGTTGTCCTGGCCTCGTACGACCTCAATGCCGGCGGGGAGGATCGACAACAGGAATGATCGAAGAGCCGCGAACGTCTGCGATTCGGTGAATGAAAGTGCGACGCTCATGAGTTATCTTGTAGCGTTATACAAACCTTGCTCCACCCACCAGTGCGCGCCCAGTTCTCGAACAGGAACACTATCAGCCAGACGCTACCATCGGCCAACGTCACCAGATCACCGCCCTCTTGCTGAGACCGAACCACCGCTTCCCACGAGCCATTGATATACATCGCATGGCGGATGCCGGTGATATTCAGCCCACTGACCTGCATCAAATCGTTGTATTGCAACGCTTGGATCTGCACCGTCATCGGCGTCAATGGGCCATAGGCGGGAACTCGAGAACCGTCAAGGTTGGTCGTATAGCCCTGCGACTGTTGCATCCACGCGGTGACCCAATCATTCACCGCAGCGCATATCGGACCGGCGACCGCGTTCAGGTTCATGGCTTAATTGTTGAACGCGATGTCGAGCATCTGACCGAGCACGTCATTGGCCGCGCCCGTCGTCGAGCTCGCGCCTGTGAGTGTGATATTGATCACGGCATTCTCGGCAGCAGTCAGCGCTACCGGAGCAGACGTACCGAGATGCGTGGAACCTGCAGCCATCAACGCGCACGTCGCGATCTGTGTGTTGGAACCGGTAGCACCATACTTTTGGACCTGCACGCTCGCTGCCCAGCCGCCTGCATTGGTCGTGACAACACCCGAGTCAGCGATCAGCGTACCGCCGGCGACAACAGCGCCCACGGTTTGCGTCGTGGTGCCCCACCAGATTTTGACGCGCTTGTTGTTCGCGTTCGCGGCAAATGAGCCGGCAGCGGTGATCGTTGCCTGACGTCCGGCTACATCGAATGCACTGGCTGGCAACGCATAGGTGAACAGCACCGTGTCAGTTGTGGCGGCAGCGTTACCCAGGCCGGCCGCGCTGACCTGAACGCTTGCGTTACCGCAGGTGCGAACGAACGGAGACGCTTGTCCGCCCTGCAAACCAGCGGAAGACAACTGCGCGCCAGTGGGAGAAAAGGGAATTTGAACGTCGCCGAGGGTGGAACTGAAAACGGTAAGCACTGGAAACTCCTTTAGGATTCTTTAACTTCGTAATCTACCGAGTTCATCATGTGCCCCGTATCAATCAGCGGGTCATCGAACCCTTTTTTTGCAATGGTCGAATCTGCGTTCCCGGGACTTTTCATATCCCGGATCGACTGCTGCAACTGGCCCTTGATGTTTTCGCCCATCCGACCCAATGCCAAGGATGAATCGTAGTCGGCAGCCTTAATGATTTTTCCAAGCTGCGGACCCCAGTCACCTTTATTCGCCGCGATCATGCCGCGGAAGAATGGGCGAGCCGGAATGGTGATCGTGTGTGCGGGAACAATGTGCCGAGACTGGAAATTGGCGTTTGATGCTTTGGCAAATCTGCCGCCGTTCTTGAAATCACCTGAGGCTGTGATATTGCGATTGATCGTCGTCGTATGTTCCGGGACATTGATCGTGCCGCCGTATTCCTGAATGACAGCGACAGCGGCTACAGGCAAGCCGCCTTCACTCTCCGGGTAAGTCGCGCCGGCGAGAAAGCCGACATTGACCACATCGGACTTGCTGGCCATCTTGGCGATTTCTTCGAGCTTCGCCCTGAGTTTGTCGCCGCCCTTGACTGCCATCACCCACCCCAAGGATTGCCGAAGCCACGCCGGTTGTTGAAGGGCGCATAGCCGGGCACGTAGGTCATAGAGCGGAATTGCGCAGTGGCGGCCCAATACGCAGCCCCATATTTTGTCTGAGAAAACCATTGCGCCGAGCCAGCCGGCTGATCGTATTGCGTGGCGACGCTCACGCTGCCCTGTGTGGCGTTGCTGATACGGCCAACCAATGGAGATGACGGTTGCCCATTGAGCGGAGCATTCAATGCAGCGATATGAGCGGTGAGCATATTAAGTAACGTCTCACGCTGGCCGCCCACGCTGCTATCCGTGATCGGACTGCGCGGCGTGTTGTCGCAGTAAAGCTGAGCCTGGTTGAAATACTGCTGCGCCTGCGGCTGGAACACGTAATTCGAAAGTTCCGGATATGCCGCGCTCCAGTCCTCGTATGAAAAGGTGACGATGCCGCCGTAGACGCAGGACATGATCAGGAGGCCCGACGTTCGCTTGCCGTTTCCAGCCCATGCTTATAGATTTCCTTCGGGTCCATACGTTCAAGGCCTGATTTCTCGGCTTCCATCTCTTTCGACTGAGATACGGTGCTGGCCGATTCGGAATGAGCAAACAGCATCTTGTTGACGATGAAGTCGGCGTCTTTGTTTTGCTCGACCCACTCGTCCCAGAATGCTTTCGGGATGTCGTGCGTGAAGGCATAGCCGGCGACGATCTGCTGATGGGCACCCTTGTTCTGGGCGAACGAGTTGCCCTGAATGACAAACGCTTTGGCGCCGCGACGTGGTACAGCGATCGTGTACTCGCGCGATCCGCCGCCCATCACCGGCTCAAACTTCTTCTGGAAGTCGTGAAGCCGGAGGATGAAATCCATCGGAAACTTCGATGCGACGGTGACGGTCGCGTTGGACGGTGAGTCGTTGTGCTTCTTAATCGTAAGTGTGTCGCCAGCCATGTGACCGCCTTGAAATATGAGACCGTTAAAATAGGACCACGCGCCAGCCGGTACGGTCAGGCCGACGTTTCGGGTGCTACCCTATGCGCGTGGGTAAAACTCTGGGCAATAAAAAAGCCACCCTTAGGTGGCTTGGTGTTCGGTTTTCTGCGCGTTACGGCATATCAGGCCATTGGAGGTGGCCTTTGCTGCGATTCGCGGACCGCGTCAGGATTTGCATATTAGTATGGACATGCAAGCCGCATACGATTTTCCCTTGCAGCGGCACGACGTGATCCACTTCATGCCATATGCCAGTAATCATTCCAAGGAAATCTGCAGCGAAGTAGAACTCTTCTATTTTTTGATCGTCCGCCCAAATTGGCGTGGCGCGCAGCTTAGCTGCCTTCCTCTTCATCCAATAGGCATTGTATTTATGCGGATTAGCTGCGCGCCACGCATCCCGCCAAGCCTTGATCTTCTCGCGGTTGTGCGCCCTGAATTGCATGCTATAGACGGCGTTGTATGCCTTTTTTGCGTCAGTGTTTTTGAGGTAGTACTGCTTTACACGATCTTTAATCCTATCCGGATCAGATGCATATCGGGCGGCCTCTCTGGCCTTTATCCTATCTGCATTCAATACGTAATACTGGGATTGATTAGCTAGAATGCGCTTGGAATTCTCCGCGTAGTGGGAGGCGCGGCATGCCTTGCACATAGATTGCAGGCCATCCTTAGTGCGCTTCTGCACAGCAAAAGACTCGCGAGTCTTTTCCGAGGAACAGGCATGACACCATTTCACCCCGCGCGTCATCTTGTCATCAAACTTGGCTTGTGCGGCCGCTGCTCTGGCTGCTGAGGCACTTTTCGCGCGCCGCTCCGTGTCACGAAGCCGGATACACATTTTGCATCGAGAATCTAGCCCGTCAGCACTTCTTCGGTGCGCTGAAAATGCCGAAATAGACTGCTCTACGCCGCACTTGCGGCAGAATTTGGTAATCATGGTTCAATCCTTGAACGGAGGATTATCGAACGAGAGATGACACGCCAGCCCTTGTTCAAGGGGTTTTCGGCCGCTAAGCCTAGGCGTGCTCTGCAATCTTACATCAAACACCTATAAGTTGCGACATCGCAAATGGCTGCCTCATTACAAATCCAGCCGTTCCTTGCATTAATTTTTGTTTATAGGAGCTGGTGGCTCTGATAACCGGGCCTGCGCGAAGCTTGGTATTGAAAGCGCAGTAGCCAGACTTTTGGCCGCCAGCTTCCGGAGCCCACAACTGAACGATCTCGCCCAATGCCGAACCCTGCGGATTCTGCGCGGTCAGCGCGCCATACTGCATGGCGGTCTTGACTTCGAGGTTCGGAAAGTTGAGCTTCAACAGCGCCGCAACATTCACATTGAACGAGTTGGTCGCGGTCATCGCGCCTTCGCTGCGCGGCGACATGTTCAAAACAAATTTCGACTTCGTGTTGATCTGCCCCGACGACTGGTTGATCGACTGAATCACAACCGCCTGGATGTCCGAGAAGATCTCGTTTGCACTTGCGTTGATCGACGTGCCGTTAAGCCAGGCGATGCCGCCATTCGCTTTAGGGATCGGCGCGATCGCCGGGTAAAGCGAGGGGTCGTTGAGCGCACCGTAGTTGGCTAGTCCAGCCACGCCCTTGAAATACGTCAGGTTCGTGTACTGATTCAAGCCGTAAATAGCAGCCTCTTTCTGTTCCGAAACAAAGCCGATCTTTGCCAGGCCAACTTTTTCGATTTCCAAATCGCCATACTCCGCCATCACTTGGAAGAGATACGGCTGGCGCGACGGGAAGTTCGTGTTGATACCCGAGCGACCGTTTTCAACGAAGTCTCCATACGAACTCACCTCGTATGTCCGCTCCACAACCGGGAAGATCAGTTCCGAGCTGGTCCAGTCGCCTTTTTGCAGCTCGCCGAAAATGTTTGCGGCTTCCAGTTCTGCGGTTGCAACGCGCAGAATATCCGGGTCGAGGAAGTACGTCAGATACGCCGGGATTCCTGAGTTCGGCGCCGTCACGAGTTGCGGCTGAGCATCCATCGCGAGATTG